TGAGGCGTTTCTTTGCCTCGACCTCCATCACATTCCAGACTTAGCTTTGAACTTGCGAGGATTGCTCTTGCCTGCTGCTGACAGCGCAATGGCAATCATCTGCTCGCGTGAGCGAGGCTTACCGCCTGCTCCACGCTCGCTACCCTTCTTGCGGTTGTCCGCTGCTAGTTCGCTCATATTCTTCGATACGTTTTTACCTAGTGGCATTGTGACCTCCTATGCTGTTTCCTCACCAACCACATCATCCCATGTGGCATCTTCTCCATGCCAGACCTGCGACTGCGTCCGCAGCCAATTAGGTTTCTCGCCTGGAGTGGTGAAACTTGATTCATTCCAAAGCACATTGTTACCAGGGACCGCTGTGATTCGTCCATTGTTAAGTGCAATAAAATGGTGCGACTTGGTTTGTTGTGGAGACATTGAGAACCCATCTCCGTAAGGTTCGGCTGTGAATAGGTAACGACCAACCTCCCAAGTCTTCTTGCTGGCTATCCATACCTTGCAAGACAAGCCCATCAGATAGTCGTACTCAATTGTCGTGAAATTCCAACCAAAACAATCCCAGCGTTGCGCATCGTTAATGTCCCAATCCATAATTGCAATCTCGCCGTGAGCCAGAGCGTGAAGTGGCAGTCCTCGGTACAGCGCGCCACACTTAAGCATCACAGTACATCCCCAAGCTCGTCCTGGTATCGCCGTCAACCCAAACCACACAGCGTCTTGCATCCCAAGCTTTTCTCCGTCGGAAACAAATCCCATATCACACTTGATGTAGTGATGTCTAGGTAGGTTAGCTGCGTGCGTCATTTGTTACTTATATTGAAATTTCTTAAAGTCAGCAATCGGAATCTCAACGCATGGCTCATTATCCCTGGGGTCACCGCTGTTCCTTGACATGTAGAATATGGGAAGCTTGCTGTCCTCCTTAATCTCGTAATACCCAATGGCATCTGCCCACTCGATCACATAGAACGTAGGTGCGAATGCAGCGTATAACTTTAGGGATATATACTTCTGGAGCGATAGGCATCGCGTTGGGAATCTCCCAATCTCATAGCTAGTTTTCCTGGCATCAACAAATGCGTACTTATATCCCTTTAGTAACATGGCATCGAATGGATATGCTTTTGGCATATACTTCGCCTTGCTCCCACAATGCTGGGCAAACGCCTCTATAATACGCTTCTCGTTGGCGATGTCCGCATCGCTCTCATGCATACCGCTCGAACCTCTCATATGTATAATTGAAATTTATCCATCATAACAACCACAAGGCACTTCGTCTGGCAGGTCCTCAAATAATTTCATTTGGCTTGCATCTGATCTGATTAAGTCTTCCCACTTCCAGTTACGGCCAAGACCAACCACAGTTTTTAGGTGGGCATTGTTTTCCATTGCTATTGCTCTTTCGGCTAGAGCAGGGTGGTTCTTTGCAAGATCAAGAACTTCGTGCTTCTTCATTGCTGGACAATAAAAGCACGATGACTTTGCTGGTTTAAACCCAGCCTCTGCAACAACCTCAACACATTTCTTCCTGCCCCACCCCCAGCGCACCAATGGGTACTCATAGATGTACTTCTTGTCCTCTGGTATCTTCCCTCGGTGATGCTCGCCAGCGTCATACCCAATCAGCTTCAAACATTTACCGCCAGCCTTCCAGCAGTCCTTGGCTGGCTGCCAGTTATTGACGAACTTATCCTGGGGCTGGATTTTATACTTCTGCGAGCATCCCTTAAATCCGTAGGCCAGACTTGGCAGCATATTCTGGCGCAAGCAATTCTCTTCAAGAGTCTCCTTGGCGTACTTCACAGTAATCACTTCTGGCATATTGTTCTTAACCAACCAATCAGAGAATATCTTTACAAACTCGTAGGTTTGCGGAAGTTCGCCACCAGTATCTGCAAACAAGATGAGGTCTGGAATAACTCCGCGCTTCTGCATTTCAATCAACATCGCAGCGGAGTTTGTGCCTCCTCCGAATGATATGATTAAAGGGGTCTTCATCTCCAGTTAGGACCAGTAAACCAAGCCACCAACACCCAGCGCGTTCCCCATATTGGAGCGCGCGCCCTGTGTTCGATGTAAGACGGAAACCAGCACCCTGCGCCCTGCTCGCGGATAAACCTTGCGTTGTCTATGTCCGCCTTAACCTGCAAGCCACCGCCCAGGTACTCATGTGGAGCGGACAAGTTGATCACCGCCGTAAGCTTGCGGTCACTTCCAGAGAATGTGTCGAAGTGCCACCAGAACTGCTGGAGCGGATTGTATCTTAGGATCTGGAACTGCTGCGCGCCAGTTATATCAAACCTCCAGTACTCGCTGTTAATCGATGCTGTGAGTTCGCCCATAATCGCGTACAGCCATTTGTAATGCTGCGACATTGGAACCCAGCAGGAGGAACAGGTACGCGCAAATGAATTCCTAGTCTTTCCGTTCTTCTTCAACACAGTCGCTCGCTTCATGCCAATCACCTCGGCATCGTTTCGGATCATATCGCATTGGCTGGGCGTTAGGACGTACCGATCCACGGATGCGGTAAGCGTCTTTTGAATGAACTTATTTTCCTCCATTTATAACCTCCTTTATGATGTCAACTATTTGTAAGACTATGTACGCGCTCAATGCCAAGATCGAAATGAGTATTGAGAAGATCAATACAATCCAAGCCACAACCTTGAATACGTCCGAAATGAAATCAACAAATTGCATAGTTCTCTTCCATCATCCTGCGAAGGAGCGTCTTGTTGCCGATCCTAATACCAGCAGCCCTGCACCACCAACCAATCGTTCCGTTCCTAAAATCCTTCAGCAGTCGCTTCACTTCTGCCGTGTTCCTGTACTCCCAGGCATCATTGATCATCTTATCCTTCCAATCAGGCGTAAGCTTCATACCGCACACAATCCCCCTCCTTCGTAGCATGCGAAGATCCTTGATCGCTTGGATGGCAACCTCGCCAGCAAGCTGTTGTAGCCTCTCGTCATAATCGCCCTTAGTTAGCTGTGTGGATATCATCGACGCTTCTTCTTGCGATTGGCTGCCACCCAATGTGCGTATGTATTCCAAAGCATCGCAGCAGCCTGCGCCTCGCTCTTCGTTTCAAAGATATCTTGCAATGGTGGCAATCCTTCTGGTGGCCTTGCTCCGTGTAGGCGCGGTCCGATCACATTGCCTGCCAGAGTATGAATCCTCCATGCGCCAGCCTCCTCGACCACCTTGACGAAGGTCATCGTCCAGCTTCTTTCAGCTTGGCATCGTCTTCTTTGATCTGGCCAGCTAACTTAACCAGATCATTCGATTGTCCAGCGTAATGGATAATGTAGGCATCCTTGTACCTATCCAATCCAAAATGCGACTCGACGCTGGTCATGCAGTTGTAGGCTGGGTCGAGTGGGGTCAGCTCCATGCCCCACAAATGCGCTTGGATGTTCATCCAGGTTTGTTCGCCAAAATGGTTGGGGTAACAACCAAACGGAGGGCATGAGAATAGGCCAAGGAACTTATTGCTCACTACGAATACGCCAGTATTGACATAGAACCTGGGCGTAATCTTTCCGCCAAATCCTTTAGCAAGGTCAACCATACCTTGCTTCCTGTCCAGAAACTCTCCCTCGTCAAAGGCGCAGAAGAAGTCCTTACTTCCCTCCGAATCAGGACTACCAAGATCCTCGCAGTCGTTTGTCACCAGAACGTCAGCATCCAAGAACAGCACCTGCTCATATCCCCTGGCCAGCATAATGTTTCCGATTGCCAGCTTCGAGTACTGAACTGGCTGCGTAACTGGCTTATCAATTGCCATAAAATCAATCGCGTACTTCTTCGCGTATGCTTCCATCCTGGGCTGAGTGATGCTTAAAATCTTCTGCCAATCATCTCCGAATGCTTGAGTGACTAATGCGCGTTTCATTTCTTAATAGCTAATGCCAACGATTTCTTTATTACATATTCAATCACGGCTTCTTTATCTTTTTTTAAAAGCTTCATTCCAACCCTAAACAATTCTGCGCCTGTCTTCTTGTCGTAGTCCACATCCACAAGAACCATCTTTGGTGCTGGCCTTGATTTTCCAAATGTTATTTTTCCTAGCTTCATTTCTTCTTGGCCTTTCTTTTCTTCTTTGGTTTGACTTCCTTCCACACCTTGAAATCAGTATCCAAGTCCACGGATATAAGCATTAGCTTCTGGTACAGCTTCCAGCCCACTCCAAGTGGCAGCAGCGTGATGCTCACGAAGTCTCCCAGGTGATAGAATATTTTCGATAGGATTGTCATTTCGAAATTTCTACTACTGCGTATTTAGGCAGTCGAGCTTTTTCGTAATCTTTTTCACATTTAAAAAATAAATCTAAAACAGGTAATTTGCTTGACCCACTCGCCTTCCTCTGAATGACGGCTGTGCCTGTGTCCACCACAACCCACTCCTGTTTAGATCCAACTATATTGACCTTGCTCCATGCTGGTATGACCTTGTGGTCAGTTGCACAATGCCGTCCAGCCTTTAGGCGCACACCCTCGCTGCTTTGCAGCTTGCTGGTGTAATAGTCTTCACCTGGCCAGTATCCAGTAACGCGCACCTTGATCTTCTTCTTGGGTGGCTGCACATCGACCATGACATTGGATGCCATAGACGTTGATAAAATAAAAATGGCCAATATGGCCAATGTTCTCATTTGCCAGCGTCAAAATCTTCTGTTGCCTGAATGGACAAGAGATCATCAGCTTTTTCCAACAATTCCTTGCTTGGATTCTTGATGTCCTCAGTAGCAGTTGAGATTTCAATCTTTGACATAATCACATTGTTGACCACATCGGCAAAGTAATGTTCTCTATAGCCAACTGGACCAATATCCTCGGTGATAGTATCAATCTCTGCGTTGCCATACGCAGTATACTTTTCTCCATTAAACTCAAAATCAACACTTACATCTTCCATAATCATAATCTTGGAACCTCCTTTTTAATTTGTGCTAATACGAACAAGGATCTTACCAGAGCGCGCTCAAGGTGGTCAACGCTTGTTTCTCCGTTGTTATCAGGGCAGGGCATTGACTTGTGGAGCTGCATCTGTGCTGTGGCTAGGTGACGAACAGCTCTGGCAATATGGTAATCGTGGGTAGGCCGATCCTTCTCCAGCCAATCGCCGTAACCAGACTTATCTGACCCCTTGCCCATTACGCGCCAGACTATCTCCTGCGCAGCGTTTCCCATTTCTTGAATTGTCGGTGCAGTCATTTTGCAAGCCTCCTATAGAATTCGTCTAGTAATCCTTCTAGCCACAAGACATCTGCTGGGTCGATCATAATTTCATCCCAGGAGGGGTATAACCTTTTACCCAAGCCCATACCCTCAAGAGCGCATTGAATGCGATTCCAGCCTGGTACAGCTCGTCATCTTCCCACACCCTTGTCATCAGCTTGCTGGAATCATTTGAAGCAAGCACGATGGATACGCACGCTGCCTTGGGATTTTCGCTCGCGGTTCTATAGGCCCACAATTGTGGACAGTCTGAGGTTTCATAGAACGGATCATATTTGGGATTCACCTTGCGATTTTTAAGGTCGATGATCGCGTCACCAATTCCCTTCAGCTTCACATATGCGTCACAGCGACCAGCGTACCCTGCGCCAACAAGGGCCTTCTCGCACCAGTAGGTCTTCTCTACGTTTTCGTCCGCCCACTTTTTGAAGGTCGCGATGTAGGGCTGGAGATCTTCATCTTTGCACACAGCGCGTCCCATGAGGATATTCTCGGCCTGTTCGTGCATTCGCGTGCCATGCTCAGCTGCTTTCGATGTTGACTCTTTA